TTTTTGATGTTTGGAACATGTTACGTGCGCCTTCTAAGCCTTGCGATTCTTCAGATACGTCACCTCCGGCTTCGAGGTTTTTCATCATGTTATACATGACTTCCGCGCCTTTGTCCACATCTCCATCACCTGCATTTCTGACAGCATCAGCTGTGAATACAAATTCATTCTTTGATAGTCTAGCAGGCACATCGTCAGCCTTTTCCATTCTACCTATCGGCACAAAGCCACCTTCAGCTCTTAAATCCATCTCCTGTCCACCCATATCTAATAGTGGCATGGTTCTTTTGGCTACCGGTTCATCTTTCATAGATCCACCCTCAGCCTTAAATGCACCGTACAATACACCATAAGGATCTGTGTATGCTCTTGGATCTATCTCACCACCAACTGATCCAGTAAATCCTGGTTGTTCTTCTTCCTGTTGTCCAAATAATAATGGTAATGCCGATATTCCTGCTCCAAGTGCAAATTTTCCACCACCTGATAAACCACTTGCTAGTGTGCCTTTTTTAAATAAAAAATTCATAAGAGGAGATTTTGCAGCAAATCCACCAAAAGGAATAGTTGCTGCAGCTAATAATCCTAATTTACCAACAGGACTCTTAACTATTTTCTTGACTGCTCTTGTTGCTTTCTTAACTAACTTACCTAAAAAATATTGTTGTCTGCCTGCAGCATCCATGATGCCTCCACCTATCATACCGCCGTCTGCTGCTCTTATTAATTCTGTTTTAGGAAACTCAGTTTGTTCTTCATCTTCTTTTAATAATTGTTCAAGTTCTTTATTAAGTTTTTTGGGAAATGGAGCACCTATATCTTCAGCTAATCCTTTTTGTTTAAATAAACTTTTTAATCTTATATCTTTTTTTGAACCTGGTTTAAAAGCCATAGCATCTTGTAAAAATGGATCGTTTGATAGATCTTGTGTATCTTCAATAACATCTTTTTGAAAAGGTGTCGTCTCCACTTTATAAGGGTCATATGGTGTTGCAATAAATTTTCGTCCACCTAAAAATTCTATTTCATCTGGTATGTTTGGATCATTTTTTTGTAATTGCACACTAAGTCCAGGTTGTGTCATTGCTCTTATTGTTCTAGCTCTAAGATCAGAATCAGAATAATCAATAGGTAACTCAAATTGATTTGCAATATTTATTCTGTTTTGAAGTTCAGTGTCACTTAAACTTAAAGGACTAGAAGATATTTTTGGTGAAACATTTGTATCACCCTTTTGTTTTGCTAGCTGTTCTAATAATGGATTACCTAAATCATTATAAAAATTTGGATTGACACTAGGATCCATTGTGCCCTCATATACTCTAGTGTTTAAACCACTCACATCATATGTTGGTTGATCAAATCTTTTACCCAGACCAAATCTTTGTCCAAGACCTCTTATTAGATTTCCTAAAATTCCACCACTTCTTATAAATCCTAAAATACCACCACGATTTCTTGCAAATGCTTTTGGATTAAATGCTCTAGCTCTTGCCAGCTCTGCTGGTGATACTGTATCTCTACTATCAAAAAAACCTGGATTAACTCTTTGACCACCACCGGCTGCAATAAATGCATCTCTATATTCTTGCACGTCTTTATCAACAACTCCTGGTGGTAATTGTGCTAGTCCTAAATCTGATCTTACTCTCCCACGTTCTGCTGCTAGTTCTTTTGCATCTGCTCCACTTCCACCTCCTGCTTCAGCAGCACTTGTTGCTACACCGGACATACCAGTATCTTTTCCAGTATCTTTATCTATTGATCCATATGAATCATAACTAGGTATACCTTTTGGCCCTTTGTGCGGTGTGCCTTTTTTCATTTTCTTTAACATCTTAGCTTCAGCATCTGTGATGTATGCTAGCTTAGTTGCTGGTGCATTTTTTCTAGCTTTAAATCTTTTAGGAACAGTTACAGATTCAGAGTCTTTTATGAAATTTAAAGAACCATCTTGCTCCACAGCTCCCGCTGTTTTTAACATCTGTCGTGCCTGTTGTGCTCTAGTTATTGCCATTCTACTATTCTATTTTGTTTTACTAAATAAATCAAGACTCGGCATTATGACTTTTACATCCTGAGCCATATCCTCTGGTTTATAGCCCTTAGCCTCCCAGTCTTTTTTTTCTTTAAAAATCTCACCTGTTTTTTTATGTCTATAAGTTTCTTCTACTTTAGCTGGTTTTATTACTTCCATTACGTTGTTACCTCTCTTGGCTGTATCTCTAATATAGAGGCTATGACGTGCAGCTCGTTCGCGTCAGCGGCCTGTACCTTTAATGCCTCACCTTCTTCCATTATAAGAGGTTGAGTTAAAAGTTCTGTTGTTGCTTTAGATGCAATGGATTTATCTTTAAATAGATTAAATATAGCATCACTGGCATTTACTAAGGTTATGGTTATGGTGCTCCCTGATCCAGCGTCCTCGGACACTATCAATGATTTTATAACAGCTGTCTTAAAACTAGGCACTGTGTACAGTGTAGTTAAATCTGTTGTAGTTAAATCTGCTTTTTTATTTATAAAACTATTAGCCATTAATTTAAAAAGAAGTTTTGTGCTTCTACCTCGTCTTTTAATTCTTCTTGAAACGTTGTATTTAATTTTTCTACTACAGCATCAAGATCTCTAACCTGTGCCTCTGCTGTTCCAAGATCATACTCTTTACTTGGTCTTGTCAATACCTGTACTATCTTTGCCATTATCTTCTTCCATCCGGTTGTATATCTAATCTAAAAGTTCCTAATTTCCAACTTTGACTAACCGCTGTATTTTCAACCTTTAATGAAACGGCTCTAGCTCTGGCACGAGTATCAACTTTTTTAGTGCTTGATGTTATATCAAAAGGGCCAAGTGCTGAACTTGAAGATGTATCATTTGGAAAATCTCTTAAATTTATTGTGATTCTTGTTGCTCCAGTCTGTGATATAAAATCAGGTATAAATCTTCTTATCTTCATTATAAATTCACCATCTCCTCTAAGATCTGCCGTGCCTGTTGTTTGACCTAGTGCACTTCTTCTTTGACTAATATCAAAATCTCCAGAGGTTATATTTGCTAGTATGGCTGTTATTGTACCATTCTTATTTTGATCTGTTCCTGTTTCATGTTTATAGTAACTTGTTCTACCTTCTGTATTACCAACAACATCAAATGATGTATCTGTGTCTGCATCATATTCAGTAGCGTGCGGTGAGCCAAAAACAGCTGAGTCTTTCCACATGGTTCTCGATAACGTGCCAACTGTCCATACAGGTCTTTGTGGTGATGAATCAAAAAAGTTGTACGCAACACATTTATTAATTACGTCAGATGTAGCGGATGGATAAAACCATATTATCTCACCAAATAGATTATTTAACCCTGCAGAAACCATTTGATTACCGGATTCTAGATTTATATCTTCGTAAACATGATCCTCTACTAAACAAAGTAAAGATTCTAACTTACCAGCATATCTAAAGAAACCATTCTCTGACATCCAATACGCAGAACCATCAACCTCCACACATGCGTTCTGTCCAACTAATCCACAGTTAGTTCCAACTTGTGCAAAAGCAAAAGTAAAAGGTTGACCAACAAAACGTTGTGTGAATAACGCTGTGTCAGTCCAGACATAGATTGCATCTCTACCTCTAATCGCTCCTCTGATCTGTGATCCGTCGGCCAATCTCTGTGTACCAGCTGTATTGGTCGCTGTAGGTGTGTACGTATTTATATCCTCCTGATCCGAGAATCTAATAAACATATCATCTTGAGTAGACGCATCTCCAATAGTTGTTTCTGTTCCAAAAAATACCAAGTGACGATCCGGTGTAGATACCAACATGTGTCTTGATGCAGTGGGTGCTCCTGTTATAATAGAGGCTCTAGTTTCAGTAGCATTTCCTAAACTAGAATCCCACGAAAAACACTGACCATCATGTATTAAACAAATTGCTTTATCACCAAAATTATCAATCGACCACATACCAGGATCTAATGCCAAACCCTCTTCTGTTTGTTCATTCCATGCACCGTATCCAGTTGCGCTGGTAACAGTTGCACCATTACTGTGAGATGCTGCTGTGGTTCCTCTAGCTCCTCTTGTTACACCAGTTAAAGTGTTGGTGCTAACTCCTGTATATTGTATCATCTCTGATCCAATTAATATAAAATTAGTTCCTACGTTTGGAAACTGAGAAGCATCTGCTAAAACTATGGTTGTAGTAGATGCATCAATCGCACCGTTTAAAGTTGTTGTAAAAGCATCTGTGTCAACACCTCCGTAAGTACCTAAACCCCAACCAAAACCTTTTTCTTGAACCGGAGTTCCAACAGGGAAATAATGTTGGACTCTAATCCCACCAGAGGTCGTGGCTCCAGATCCAGATTCATTTGATGGCATTGTAATAGTTAGAGTTGTTCCGCTGGGAACAGATGTGACCATAAATTTTTTATCATCAAAGTCTGATGCTGCAAAATTAGAACCTGTAATAGTTGTAAAATTATCTAATAAAATAATATCATTAGGAGATATATTGTGGGCCGTGCTAAAAGTTAATGTGACAGTCGGTGATCCATTTGTCGTGCTAAATGCACTTGTAAGAGTCGTAGTAGTTTTTATGGGGTGAATATCATAAAATACATTACCTGAAAAGGCATACAATATTCTATTTGTTCCAACAATAGCATATCTTCTACCTGAACTGTTAACAAAATGGTGTAATCCTCTTGCTGCACCTGTTAATTCATTTGAATTTATTTGTCCTAATTGACTCCAACCTCCTATTTTTTCAGGTATTCCGTATCTAAATCTAACATTATCACAATCAATCCACTGACCCTCTGCACCCGTTGGTGTGATTTGTTTATTAATACCTGGTTGAAATCCTATCTTTTGTAGCATAGCGCCTCACTATATAAGGTTTTTTCGCCTTATACCACAGAAAATTTAAGAATACAAAAAGTTTGAATTAAAAGCTATTACTGTTTTTCTCTTATTATTTACAGCTGGAGCAGTGTGAAGCAGGTGAGCTGGAAAAGTAATCACATCCCCCTCCTTAGCGGTATATTTATATAGTTTTCCATTTACTTTAATTTTAGTAAGGTCATCTGATGAGGGCAGTTCTACATAGTATACATTAGTCCAATTAGTCTGTTCATGATTATGAAACTTATGAAAGCCACCATCATAGTATTGTTGAAACCAACAGTTTAATATTTTCCATCTATCTGCTTTAAAATATTTCATTTGTTTATTCATTATAGAATCTACCACATTGTTATAAAAATAATCTAAATACTCTCTAGGATAATCTCTATTCAAATGCCAATCTCCTTTACTGTAGTCTTCTGAATCTGTCTCAGGCATTTTATTTATTAAATCTAATATAATCTTTTTATGTCTTTTGTGACTTTTAACTTTAGTAATTATAAAATCACATTTAATAGTTTTTATCTCCATCTAGGCCCTCCTATAAACATAGAAAAAGTTTTTCTAACACCTTTAATTACAGGAGTAACTTCATGGTTCATAAACCCATGAATTAAAACCATAGACCCGGGTTCAGAAAAACCATCAACAATTAATTCACCTTGATGAAATAATTTTAAATTGCCTCCCTCATATTTACTTTCAGATAGATTTATTAATAATGTTCCTTTTATATCAAAATTATCTATTGCTTTTGATTGATCTACATGCCAACTATAATTATTTTTATTGTTGCTTGTATAGGTATTTAAGTTAACAAACTTATCATCTGGATAAGGATAAGTTAAAAAACCATATTGATGAGTAAGGACATAGTCCGCAAAACCATATACCTCATTAAATAAATGTTTAACTTTTTTCCATCTAATTAATTTTGTGCTATCAACATTCTTTAAACTTTTACCATTTGAATGTGCAGACATCTCTTTACTTTCTAATTCATCATAATTATTTTCAATATATTTATTTATATCTTTTATTTGAATGTTGTTAAATTTAGAATTCCAATTGTAGTAAGCGTCTATCATAATTTTTTATACCAACAAGGCGAGGCATATCTTGTGCCTTCAGTTACTTTCTTAACACCGTGATAATAGTATAAACCATCAAATACCAATATCCTTCCTTTTTTAGGCTTTACAATTGTCCCATCTTTAAAAAAAGTTTCACCTCCTTCATAGTCATCGTTTAAATAAATTATAGAGGACAAAGTTGTGTGATTGTAAAAATCATCTACGTGCAATAATTGATTAGAATTTTTTGGCCACTCTACAATTTGATACCAGTCTGTTTCAGAACCATTAAACTCTTGAGCCATCATATTCAATTTATTTTGTAATTTATTATTTTTTATTGTCACAACTAAAGTATCTCTAAATTTTTTTTTAATTTTACTTTTTTTAAAAAGATTGATTAAATCATTACAATCTTTATCATTTAAAAAATTATCTATTATTAATACCTTCGACATCACAGTTCATATCAAAAGATATAATATTTCTATCTTTCTTTAATAGATTTGGTTTTACAAAATGTAATAAATGTCCTGGAAAAATAATTAGTGTGCCTTCTTTACATTCTGGTCTTGCTAATTTAGTTTCACTATTTATTTCGTTTGGCCACGGTGCTACAAAAGTTGTGCCTTCTTGGTCTTCGTGTAAATCTAAATATAATATGCCACTGTACATAACCTTACCATGGTGATGAGCAATTTGATGATCGTGTTGTTTATATCTAACCACCCAAGAATCAACTATGTTAATATTTTTAAAACCACACTCAGCTCCAAATATATTAAATTCATCTTCAAAAATATTAAGTAATACTTTCGTAAGATTTAAGTTTGATTCATCAAATCTTGTAGTTTCAAAATCTGTTAAAAGCCTTCTATTAAATCTTAGATCTTTAATATGTTTTACTAATTTTCTTTTTTTAGTTTTCCAATTTTTAACTTCAGTAATAAATGCGTCTATAGAAAATAAAGTTTGTATCATTTATCCTCCAATGTAAAAATACAGATTATTCTTAACTCACCTTCTTTACCAGGAAAACCTGCTGCATGAATATTTTGTCCGGGAAAAATAAAATACTTTCCTTTATCTGCTTTCATTTCTTTCATAATAGTTTTTGGTTTCTTATCACGATATGTTTCTTTAAACAAGTAAGTAGATCCTTTTGTAAATTTATTACAGTATATGATTATATTTTTATGTTTAAAATCATGGTCAAAATGAGGCGTAGAGTAAACTCCTTTAAATTTCCAAGTTAAATTAAACTGTGCTCTTAATATTCTTTTAATTTTAATTTTATGCTTTTGACAGATATTATTAATAATATTAAGCATAGGTTCATATAAATCTGAATTTATTTTAAAACCTATATTATTTTTATAGTCGTATCTTGGTAGTAAGACATGGCTCATACAAGGATATTTTTCACTTACAGGTTTTGGTAAAACATACCAAGGGAACATGTCATTATTTACAACAGTCTTATCTAAAAAATTCATATCTTCTTTGTTTAGATAACCTTCTTTTACTTCATCCATTTTTCGTATATCTTTCTTGGATAAGTTAAATGTCCTGCTCCATCATACGCTTGATCTGTATTAGGTCCGTCTGCATCCACATAGTGCATAAATATCTGACAACAAGTCTCTCCTTTATAAGGTTCTCTCCAATGTTCGTATTTAGGTCCCTCATAAAAAATTGCATCTCCAGGTTTACAATCATAAGGTTTACCCTCCATAAATATTGGCCAATTTAAATCTTGCCAGATATTTAAAGTTAAAGATATTTCACAGGCAGGTCTATCAGTGTGTTTAGATAACTCGTGTCCGTTTAAATATAAACGAGTAAAACTATATGTCGGTAATAACTTTTTTTTAAATTTTTTTTCTACTAATGCTTTCTTTGTATGTAAAAAATAATCTATGACTGGATCTCCATATATAGCCAAAGCATCTTTAACCATTGGGTCAGGTTTAGTTCTTGTTTTTCTAGCTTTAAAAAAAAGAAGCTCCATGTATTCTTTAATACCTTGTAGCTCCTCTTTATCTAAAAAATTTTTATATCTATGTATCATCTCCAAGGTGCTCCTAACGACCAATTAATTAATGAGTACCTTGTGCCTTTAGTAACAGGTGTGACTTTGTGATAAACAAAACTAGGAAAAACCATTACACTTCCTTGTTTTTTAAAAGAAGATATTTTAGTTGGCATTTTTTCAATACCAAATTTGAAATAAAATTCACCACCTTCATATTTTTTTGGATCAGTTAAACTAACACCAAGAGATAATTTTCTAATCTTTCCTCGATAGTTTGGATGATGATTCTCATCGTAGGCTCTTTCTAAATTATCTGCATGCCAGTCATAATGTTGATTCTTTTTGTAAATAGTAAATTGCATAGATTCATGCCAATCTATATCTGCATTCCAATCAGCTTTTTTATTTGCATCAAATACAAAAGGTAAAATAATATCATATATCTCTTTTTCATTTGAGAATAAAACATCTGAATCTCTTAAACCTTTATCAAGTTCATTATTCTTTCCAACTTTTCCTTTAAATGTTTTTAGACCTTTGAAATGTGCAATAATTTTATTACAAGTTTTTTTGTCTAAAACATTTTCGTACAACCAATATGAGTATTTACTTAACATTTAAATATTAAAACTATAAACAATTCTTTCTAAATTAGATAAATTAGGTGTTACGTAATGTTCAACCCAAGCAGGCCAAATAAACAATTGTCCAACTTCAGGTTTTATATAAAAATCCTTTGAGTTATATTCATTAAAATTATTATAGTGCACTGCGTAATTATTCATTTCAGCTTGATTTTGAAAAATTAATTCTCCAGAGTTGTCATTACATTGAATATAATAAGCTCCTGAAAAAGTGTAAGGAGGATGTTTGTGTGGTTTATTAAAATCACCTTTTTTATTTATTATAAACCAACTATTATGCACACACAAATCACCTCTTATATCGAAATCTTTATGTATAGTTTGCTTCATAAATTTATTAATTTCTTTATTTAAAGGCTCTACGCAACTTGGAAAAGGGTCAAAATAATAATGACTATGCCAACCGCCGTAGTTAGATGCTGTTACTTTTATTGCATCTTTTTCTAATTTTTTTAAGTATTTTATTATTTTAGTATGATCCATATCTAATTTTTTTGCATAGAGGTCAGTTTTAAATAAAGTTATTTTATCGTGGGTTTTAGGCATATGAGTACCATCCTGTTATTATATATTTAATTTCCTTATCATTGATAACTCCTCTATGAGTATGAGTCCATTGTGCAGGCCATATTAAAGTATTTCCTTTCTGACATTCGTATGTTTTATTTTGATAATAAAACATAGTTCCTGCTTTTTTACAAGTATTTAAATAAGTCATAAAAACTAAATGTCTTCTGATGCCCACAGGTTCAGTGCCTGTGTTTTCATAGTGCCAGTATTTAAAACCACCACCTGGATTGTATTTTTGAATGTTACAACCACTTAAATGATAACTAGATTGTTCAAGATCTGAGTATACATATTTCTTTTTATATTTATTTAAACAAAAAGATAATTCTTCAAAATATTCTTTAAGTAAATCACCTATGGCATCTGAGCCATTTATAGGTATGTCAATAGAATCTTTTCTTTCTTTTACCACATTACCTGTTCCTAAAACACCCTTTACGTGTCTTTTTTTATTTTTATTAAAAAATTTAAGAACATCATCACAAACCTCTTCATCAATTTTATATTTACCAATAAAGTTGTTCATTAATTTATTTTTTCTATATTAAAATTGAAAGACACAGCTATTCTTTTTTTACTACTATAATTCCTAGTTACGAAATGTTCTAGATAAGATGGAAATACAATAAATTTATTTATCTCTGGTTTTATTTTCCATCTAGAATAATTGACTTCATCTTTCTTATATTGAAAACAAAAACTACCTGATTTATCATCACATTGTAAATAATAAACTCCAGAAAAATCTGGACTTAGTGTCATGTTTTCTCTAACCAAATGATCATGAGTGTTTGTGCTATGATTAGGTAAATGTATCTGTGACCAAAATCTAGTTACCACAAAATTTATTTTTAATTGTTCACTTATTTGTTTAAATATTTTTTTTAATTCATCGTTCATAGGAAAATTAACATCTTCGTATAAAGAATCTGTTTCATCTTCTGAAGATGGTTTTCCGTTTTTAAGTATGTAGGTAATTAATTTTTTATTATTTATTTTAGATAAATATCCATAATAAAAAAATAATTCATGTAATGTTATCTTCTCCATTTTTTTCTTTCTATGCGAGACATCTCGCCTGCCTTATAACACTATATAGAATCCCACGCAAGAGTGTTAGGGTTCCATACGTATTCTACTGTATCAGTAGTTGCATTAAAACCATCCCATCTTGATTCTCCTTCATTCCATTGAGATATTAAATAAATATCTCCAACATAATCTGTGTTAGGTTTTGTAACAGGAGCTTGCCATTGATATGAACTATCTAAAGTCCAAGAATCAAAAGGCTTTGGTTCATAAAAAGCTGAATTAGCAGAATCCCAAGTATATCCTATGCCTGCAAAGTTCCATCTTGTAGAAGCATCATTTGCATTTTGAAATGTTTCTACCACATTTGCTGTGTTGTCTCCAAGTGCAGCTCTATATAATGCGACACCTTCAGCTTCACTATCTACATCATAAATAGTGATATTTGTTACAATATCATTGCCGTCTATAAGTGCAAAATTTTTAATAGCCATTATTGAAACTTCCTTTTAATAACTAAAAATCCTGTTCCTCCAGGGCCTCCAGGTCCTTTACTTTGGCCTCCTCCGCCACCACCGCCTCCGGTGTTAGTTTGTCCTGATGAACCTGTATGTGGATCAGCAGGTCCTGGTCCACCTCCACCGTTTCCGCCTGAAGATGTTCCACTCCAAGATCCGCCGCCTCCGCCGCCTGATCTCGTTGTTCCTACAATTCCATCTGATCTTCCATTTCCGCCGTTTCCGCCTTCTCCACCACCTCTATTTGGTCCTGGCTGTCCACCATTAGAAGCTCCACCACCGCCTGAACCGTGGTGTGAATATTGTCCTGATCCCCCTGAGTTTCCGTGTCCGTAAGTTCCTGAGTTTCCTGGTTGTTGACCCTGTTGTCCGTTTCCTCCATTATAAGAAACTCCTCCACCAGATCCACCTCCAGATCCTCCACTTCTTCCAGGTCCCACTGACCAACCAGCTCCTCCACCACCACCTTGAGCAGTGATTAAAGAACCCATGGTGCTGTCTCCTCCATCACCTCCAGCAGGTCCATTTCCTGGTCCAGCACTTCCACCACCTCCGATAGATATGGGGTAAGTTGTTTTCTCAACAGTTAATAAATTAGAAGACATGTCGACCATTCCGCCGCCGCCTCCGCCGCCGCCGTGTTCGCCACCGCCGCCGCCTCCGCCTCCTACAGCGGTCATGTTAACAGCTTTTCCGTAAGTTCCGTCCGTGCCCAAAGCAGCTATGACAAAGGAACCACCAGAATTAAAAGAATGTATTTTGAAATCTCCTGAAGTAGATACTGATCCCCCACTCGCGTCCATAAATTTAGGTCCGCCACCTATTAAGCTTGGGAAAGATCCACCGCCTCTAGTTGTTCTGATTACCATTTATCCTCCTATGCAAATTGTGTTTGCGCTGCAAGAGCTGTAAATGCGGCATCTCCAGTTTTAATTATAGTGTATGTGTATACATCTATAGAATTACTGTTACCAGCAGATGGAGCTGATCCACCTTGCCATTCAGGAGTTACACTGCTACCATCAACTTGAAAAGCACTATTGTAGTAGGCTGAACTACCGTTTGTAACTAAATGGACGATCGTTATTGCTTCTCCAGTATCCATGATTGTATTTAAAGATGTAGAACCATCACCTCTAACATTTAACGTCCAGTTTCCTGAAGCGTTTGTAGTGTAGTATAAAGCTGCTTGAGTTAATACATCAAAAGTTTTTGTGCCAGTAGCTGCTGTCGCTTCTACTGTAATTTTTTCTGCAAGACTTTCAATTTTACCTTGGCCATCGATAGTAAATCTTCCATATCCATTAGGCGCCATTGTCATGTCTGCGTTAGCTGCATCTGTAATTGTAAATGATCCGGAGTTTGTACCACTATTTGTATTTAAAACTAGATCAGTCGCACCACCAGTGGTCACTGTTAATGTTCCTGCTCCATTTGAAGTTAAAACTGCCGCAGCTCCTGAGTCTCCAACTTTTACTGTATCACCAGCAAGGACGACATCCCCAGTTCCTTTTGGTGTTACATTGATATCAATATTTGAATCATCACCTGTAGATGAAAGAGTAGGTCCAGAACCAGTGGCTGCGTTAGCGATTGTAAATTCATTTACCGCTGAACTTGTCGCTGTAACTTTTGCTAATTCTGCCCCATTAGTATCTAAAACAGATGTACCAACTTTTGGTGAAGTTAAAGTTTTATTTGTTAAAGTTTGTGTTCCTGTAAGAGTTACATCACCATCACCAGAGCCAAAAGCCAAAGTAATGATATCAGGATTAGTCCCATCATTAGCTGCTGCGAAAATTAATTGATCACCTTTGTCTGTAGCAGAAAAAGTAAAACTATCTCCAGATCCAGATACATATTTAAATTGTACTGTGTATGCACCAGACGTTGAGTTTCTTAAAAAATAAAAAGTTTGTACATCCAAAGGAATTGTTACAATTTGATTTCCTGTAATTGTTCCTGTAAATTCTATCATTCTGTGAGATAAAACTGCTCCTGTTGATCCATCAGATACAGATAAAGTAGTAGTTTGTGCACCACCAGCAATTGATTGCTGTGTAAATCCACCAGAAATTTGTTCTATAATTTGTAAATTAGTATTAGTCTTCGTCCCCCATGTACCAGCGTTTTCACCGGTTGCTTGAAGTTCTACCCCTAAAGGTGTGTATGTTGATGCCATAATTTTTATCTCCTATTACGCTGCTACGTCTGTATAACTTGTATTAGAACCAGTGTCAATAGCCTGATATGCTTGGATACCAAAACCTGTTGCAGTGCCAAATCCAGCTACTGAAGCAGTGGCCTCTACACCTGTTAGACCCATTATATCCGCAGGTGTTAATGTTCCAACATTACCAGTTGCTGAAACTCCTGTCAATCCCATAACGTCAGCAGGTGAAATTGATCCAACTGAGGAAGTTGATGAAATTCCAGTTAGTGTTATTGTAGGATTAGATGTTACACTTGTTCCAGCTGCATTAAAAGCTGTTGTTGCAGAAACCCCTGTCAATCCCATAACGTCAGCAGGTGAAATTGATCCAACAGACGTTGTTGCAGAAATTCCTGTTAATCCCATAACATCTGCAGGACTAATTGATCCAACAGAAGACGTTGCAGAAACACCAGTTAATGATTCAGTTATATCTCCTACTATTGTTGGTGATCCAACACTTGCCGTTGCAGATTGTCCTGTTAATCCAAGTATATCTCCAACTGTTAATGATCCAACACTCGCTGTTGCAGATACACCTTGTAATAATATATCTCCTTGAATACCCCATGCATCATCACCCCAAGCTCCTCTATTCCATCCAGCGTTTATTTCTGCACTTACGGTGACTGATCCAATTGATGTTGTTGCACTAACACCTGAAACTTCTACAGTAAAAGAACTCTCTCCCCATGACTCATCATTCCAATGATCTCTACCCCAACCTTGTTCAGGATAAGCTTCAGGTGTTCCTAAAGTTGTGGTTGCAGAAACTCCTGATGGACTAATTATGTTTACTCCTGATTGCCAAGAATTCGCTCCCCAAGTGTTTTCTCCCCATTTACTATCTCCTATAAAGATAGCACCTCCCATGGCAGAGTGAATAGCACAATAATAATAAAGAGTATCAGGGGCGTTTGATGCTACTGTTATTTGAGTATAAGCTCCAGAACTTCCTGGTGTTCCGGCATAATTTACACCTGTTGTATATTCACTTCCTCCCGAATGTGTTCCATTATCGGTTTGTGATAATCTTAACGGGTGTCCATAATTAGAGGAATCAGATTGGTCAAATCTATAAGTTTGTCCTTTAGAAAATAAAATATTGTCTTGTTGAACTCCATCTACATAAAATTTATTTCCACTGCCAGTAGAAACAACTGTTATTGTAAAACTTTGTCCTATGGGATCAGTATTAGCAGTCCACCCCATTCCAGAGTGATTAGTGCAATAATAATATAAAGTTGGTGCATCATCAGCCACCGTTATTTCAGTGTAGGCTCCAGAGCTTCCAGGAGTCCCGTTTGTGGTCACACCTGTTGTATACTCACTACCTCCTGAGTGTGTCCCGTTTGCAGTGGTAGAAAATCTTAAAGGGTGTCCAGAGTTTGAGGAATCACTTTGATCAAAACGATAAGTTCCTCCTTCAATAAGAGTTAGTGTTACATCAGCTGTGGCTGTTGAACCGTCAATAGCATATTTATTAGATGAGCCAAAATTATGATAAGGGTGATTAGACGGATTACCACCAACTACAGTTACTGTAAAGGTTTGAGTAACGGACATCCGTTGCTACCCCCTTTAAGCTATTCTGATTATCGCGTTAGATGCGTCTGCTGTTGGAAATTGAATTGTAAAAGTTCCGCTAGTTACAGTTTTGTCTCCACCAAATGCGATAACAGCGACTGCTTTGTCGGATTGATCATCATTGTAGATTAATGCACCGTTCGCTGTGAAAGATGCAGAAGAAAAACTAACATCTGCAAAATCACAAACAGCTGTTGTTCCATCTGTTGTTGGTGTAACACTTGTCAACGCTGCACCACCTGCAGAATACGCAGATCCAGATGTATTTGATATTTCATTTGATGTTGAATAAGCTGTAGTACTAGCACCTAAAGACGCAGAACTTGTGTACAAAGCTATTTTAAAACTATCACCACTAGACGCAGTGAAATTATGTGTCCCAACTAAAATTTCTTGTTTGAAACTTGTACAAATTGCCGATGATATAGCCATAATATTTTCTCCTATTAAGGCGAAGGCGATTCTATTTTAAATCTGATAGTTCCATCAGTGTAATCGTCTCGTCTTCGTCTTCCAGTTTGTTCTATAGCGAACTTCTGTACCTCTTGTTTATACTTATTTTCATATAGTGTCAACATATCAATTGGGCCTTTTAAAAATCCATATGTCTCTGATAGACAACAATATAATAAACCGTTTGGAAAATTAAGACTAATATAGTTAGTGTCATTATTCTCTAATAATACAGGCATTGCATTATAATGCACTCTAAATTTATAAGTCGTGTCTGGAACAGGGGCAAACATCATTCTACCAGATGTAGTGTCTGATTCACCTGTAGCACCACCAAACATGGCATAATACTTAGGTTGGCCTCTTTTTGCAGATTCTGTTGATGAAATATATTCTTGTAGATAAGTAACATCTTTTTTTTCTAACCAAACATTTGCACCAGTCGTTGCTGACGTTGAATCATAAACTTGTATTCCTCTAATAAACACTGCACCTGCAGGAGCGTTAATAGATTCTTGACCTGTAATTAAATTACCTATCTGTTGTTTTCTATCTGCATCAATAGGCACATCTCTAAAAATCCTATACTGTGCGTTTAATATTATATTTTCTAAAACAGCATCTGTTAGAACATTAGAGTCTACCTCTGTGTAACTTCTAATCTGTGTTTTTAGTCCTGATGCGCTTAATCCAGCCATTATGCTACAATCTCCTGACATCTAGGACAGGATTTTCTAAACCTTAAATGACTGTCACAATGTTCTTTTTTTAAGGCATTCTCATTTTCTAAAACCATAATATCTGGTTTTGGAACTTTAGTATAATATTCTATGTGTTCATCATCCGGACACTCACATTGTTTAACACCTATTATTTTACAAAATAAATTTTTAATCCATTTAATCATGCCGTTACTGTT